TATCCTGATTATACTTCATACGAAATTCTTCCTCTTTCCAAATGAACTACACTCTCAAACAACTTTCGGAACGTGTTAATCAACTGATCGAACTTCAGGGTGAAAATGCACATTGTGCTGCATGGATTTACACCAAGGAAGATTGTCATTTGAAGGATGAAAATGGTGAGTTCGATTATGATAACGTCGTAGAAGATCCTAAGGTTGTTGAACGTATCTTCGATGATGTAGGGAACATTGATTACATCTATCAAGTGATTCAAGAGTGCGTAGATGAGGTTACAGAGGAACAAATGATGCAACAACAACAAGAATTAGTATGAGTACATTTACGATCTTTATTACCATTTACCTCGGTACACTTTTAGTTAAGTCTCTCTTAGATTAAATGTCCTTTGTTTCTACTTTCGACCACACCAATCCGATGACTGATTCTAAACTCACAAAATCCCAACTTGAACAACTTAAGTGTAACTATGCTGAGTTAATTGTAGAGGGAATGGATATGGATACGTTAATCACTTTTGCAGTTGAAAGTATTGAACAGAACATTAAAGATTGGGATGAAGATGATATTAAAGAAGAAGTATTGGAGTATTATGGTGATGAAACTTTTGAAGGATTGATGGAGGGAGTGTAATGACTAAACACGACAATTTCATGGATAAACTCACACAAACTGAACAGGACAAACTTTATAGAGAGATCGTCAAGTTTGAACAATATGAGTTTATTGATCTACTCACTACTAAGTATAAACAACCTGTTGCATATAAAACCAAAATAGTATAAAATACTAAAGGTTAATTCTTCTCTTTCAAATGCAAACAATCAACCCACAATCGAAGGTCACCAGATACAGAGTTACACTAGATTTCACAGTTGATGTAAGTAATTGCGTAACACCAAGTCAATGGAATTGGAAAGAACTTTTAGAGTTAGAAGGTAAGGAACAGGTGAAAGAGGTTTATGTAGAGAACCTCGGTGAAATTAACACTAAAGGTAAGAAGAAAGGGAAGTAAGAATGAATGAGTATTTTATTAACGAACTGCAAGAACAAGAGGAGGAGAGTGATACCTATGATGATGAAAGTGTAGGGTATGAAATAGAGACTTATGACCCTTAAGTTACTCCTGAGTGTCTCACAAATACCTCTGAAGATACCCAGGAGTTACTATTACTGAATCAATTAAAAATGTATTAAAAAATATACTAGCGTGAATTATCTCTTTTGTTATGTGTAGCGAATTATGTGTCTCTAAATGTGCTCAGGTCTTGTGATCTTAGCGCGCACGCTATCACAAACTCTCCGAAATGGCAACACACCCCCGTCACAAATCCTCTGAGTCTCACACACAATTTTCTGAGACAATCGTAGGGGAACTTGACACAAACACTCTGAGAGTTTATAATAACTCTGTAAGGGTTTATGAGGAGGGAAAGCTTAAAGAACGCTAAGGGGTCTTAAGTGTAGCTAACTCCAGTGAGAGTTAGTGAGTATACCATGGATTAAGTATTAAAGACGTTATTATGGACACTTGAACATGTTGCACAGGGTATCACCACAGACCCTCAGAATCGTGTATCTTATAAGAGTCAAAGGAACACACCTCAATGACCTTCAACATCTCTGAACTTGCGTCTAAGGGTAACTCTCTCGATCTCCTAATTGCAGAGACTCGTGGTCAAGTTAAGGTGACTAAGTTACCTACACGGAAACCCCGTAAGTCTGAGTTGATTATGTCACAAACTAAAGGGTCTCGGACTAACACTAACCGACGTGGACAAAACTATAGCGGACATGCAGTTAATGCACAGACCGCTGTAACTCAGGGAAACCGCACTGCTTACTTTAAGACCTCTGGTTGATTAACACTAACTCACCGACACTCTAACTAACACTTTCTTTCATAATGTCTCAACTCGAATTCTACACTTCTTTTCTGCACACTCATGCACACAATGGAAATGAAATCCTGGAACTGATTGACAAGATCTTGGAGGGTGAGGTAGTATGGTTTGACCCCGATACTTTCTGACCTTAACTAACACGAACACCTCCGAGAGTTTCTCACACTTTATACACGAACATCTCGGAGGTCGTGTAGCTTACTCTCTTGCCATTTGAGCAGTTATGTGCGTGGCGGTTTATGTTAGCGCGGGGCGCGTATTAAAAAACGCTAACTTCCCTAACCTACAACGAACCCAAAAAGCGCTCGAAATAACAGACGCATTCAAAATTTTTTTTGCCAGAAAAAATCCTCCCATAAGGTCGTTTCTGAAAAACTCCAATCACTATATAAACCTGATAGTACAGGACGAGATAGATGGAGTTAAGTCTGGACTTTTATGACAGAGAGGTACTCATTGATTGCATTGAATATCGGTTAGAGAATGACTTAGAGTTAATCACAAATGATTCCTTAAGGGAAGAGATTGAAGACCTATTAGCATTAATTGAGGATGAGGTATAGGATTCTAGTAGACGGGGAAGAGATTGCAACTGATGTGCAGAAAGGCGACCTACAACATAAAGTTGAAATTGTCAGAGCATATTGCAATCTACTTCCAGAACATAGGTTTAGTAAGGTTACCTATGAGGAAATAAATAAAGATACCATTGCATGATTTGATTTGTAGTGGTAGAATGATTACGTTGCAATTCTAGTTTTATGTCTAAAGGATTTACAATTAAAGCGAATGCTCCGACACCAAAGAAGAAAGCTGAAGGAGAGTTCGATATTAATGCAGCACGGGAGATGGTTCGAGGTAAGTCGATCATCTTTTGTCTACCAGGTCGTGGAGTATCATACACATTTCTGAAGAACTTTGTTCAGTTGTGTTTTGATCTTGTCCAAGCTGGTGCAAGCATTCAAATTTCACAGGATTATTCTTCCATGGTAAACTTTGCACGATGCAAAGTATTGGGAGCGAATGTACTCCGAGGTCCAAAACAGGTACCTTGGGATGGTAAGTTGAAGTATGACTATCAGTTGTGGATTGACTCTGATATTGTCTTCAACACTGAAGCATTCTACAAGTTGTTGGTATTGGATAAAGATATTGCAGCTGGTTGGTATATGACCGAAGATGGTCATACCACATCTGTTGCACATTGGCTTGAAGAAGATGACTTCAAGAACAATGGTGGTGTGATGAACCACGAAACTGGTGAGACGATGCAGAAACGTCGCAAACCCTTTACCGTAGACTACACTGGTTTCGGATGGGTGTTGATTAAGAAGGGTGTCTTTGAGAACTTGGAGTATCCTTGGTTTGCTCCGAAGATGCAGGTGTTTGACTCTGGAGAGGTTCAAGACATGTGCGGAGAGGACGTAAGTTTCTGTCTGGATGCTAAGGAAGCTGGTTTCGAGATCTGGTGTGATCCTCGTATCCGTGTTGGACACGAAAAGTCTCGTATTATTTGATGTTAAAAAAGGCGCGTTTCGGCGCGTCCAAAAACCGCGAAAAAATTTCTAAATTATTCTAAAGGATTGAAAGACTATGGCAGTGAAAGCAAAAGGTGGAATCAACAAGAGTGGTTGGATGCCTGGTAGCCCTAAGAAAACTCGTCAGGGCACTTCACCGAATACTAAACTTTCGGCATCTTCTCGTAATGGTAAAAAGAAAGCATATCGTGGTCAAGGTCGTTGAATGATTCATCAATCCGAGCAGTCCATCCACCTAACTTAGGATGGTTGGAGAAAACACTCTCTGTAAAAGAAGTGGACTTTCTCTGGAATTGCATTCAACAACGTCAATCATCAGTTAGAGAATATCTAGCTGGTAATATCACTGAGAGTAATGATCTCATCGATGAGGGGTCCTGGTTCTTCCAGGAGACCCTCTTTCCTTTGGTTAGAAGGTATGAAACCCAATGGAAAGATCTAAGTCTTATGACGGGTATTACGGGGGAGTATTACCTCAGTAATTTTTGGGTGAACTTCCAACATCAACATGAATTCAACCCAACACATAATCATACAGGAATCTATAGTTTTGTTGTATGGTTGCAGATACCAACAACTCATGAAGAACAGAATAGTGATAATGTATCAAATGCAGAATTAAAATCAACCTTTCAGTTTCAGTATCTCGATATCTTAGGAAAGATTCGGACACATACTTATTATCAGAATCCAGAACAAGAGGGAACATTACTCTTCTTCCCATCAGAAATGTATCATGCAGTGTATCCGTTCTACAATTGTGATGAGACCCGTGTCTCCATTTCAGGAAATATTACTCTGAAACCACACTAAATAATTGAAGAACTTTTAACTACACAACTCATGGCAGAAGAAAACACAGCTCCACGTTTGGGACCTAATGCATCTGATGGTGCTCCTGATGAGGAAGGTACCGCAACTTTTGGTTATGATGTAGCAGCACAAGCGTCTGCAAATCGTGGTCGCCCTGCTTCTAACCCCAACTCCCCTCTTGCTGCTGGTTGATGACTGAAAAGGAACAACATATTAATGGATGGATTACTAGATTAACTGAATCCAGACCAGAATTAGGTGGTCATGCAGTGTGCCCATATGCATCTGCAGCGAAAACCTTGATTAAAGAGACACCAATCGATAGCATTGTACCTGAAAGTGGGTATGATGTTATCGTTTTTGTCGTTGAAGACTTCTGGCGTTATAAGCAAATGCAAAAATGGGTCAGATATTATAACGAAAAGTATCCATATTACAAATTCTTTGAAGATACTTCTAATATCGACACATTCATCCGTGGTGTTCAAACAAATAATGAAAAATATAACTTGATTTTGTGTCAATCAAAGGCAAAATTAAGAACTTTCCGTAAAAAACTTGCGGAAACTGGTTATTATGACTATTGGACAGACGATTATTTGGACGAAGTTCTTGGTGAAGACCGAGAAGAACTGAAATTAGATGAAAGGCCGGGATAGGAACCCCGTAAAAAGTTCTGATTTACCAAAATCAGGAGAAAAAATGTCTAATCATCCAATTCCAGACCAGGGAAAGGACTTTATTGAGTCAGGAATGACGCTAATTAACGATCCTAAGTCCGACAAATACCTTAATATGTTAAAAGAGGTCTCTCATGACCATTTGAATGATGAAAAAAGACAAGAAAATTTGAATGGGTGAGTAAAAAATCGTCAAAATCTGTTATACATACTATAAATACCACCGATAGTTCCAGTAATGGTAAGGATTTCTCGAAAATTTAGGGATATTTCATTCTCATTTGCAAGAAATCCTGTAAATGATGATATTTTGTCGATTAATGATGCTGATGCGATTAAAAGAGCAGTCATAAATCTCGTCAGAACCAAATCTGGCGAGAGATTTTATGATTCATTGGTTGGTACTGAGGTTGAAGCGTCATTATTTGATGTTCAATCCCCAGAAGTTGCAAATAATTTGAAAATTGACATTGAAAATGTCTTGAAAAACTATGAACCAAGGGTAGCTGATGTTGAAGTGGAGGTAAATTACCCTCTTGATAGTAATGAGATCTATATTCAGATAGCATATACTATCGTTGGTTTACCCCTACCAACACAAAACATCGAATTCGTCTTACAATCCACTAGAGTCTAATGGCATCATTTAATCAGTTTACAAATTTAGACTTTGCAGATCTGAGGCAACAGATTAAAGACTATTTGCGTGCAAATAGTGAATTTACTGACTTCGATTTTGAGGGATCTAACTTTTCTACCCTCATTGATATCCTTGCATATAACTCTTACATTACATCTTATAACACTAACATGGTTGCCAACGAGGCATTCATTGATAGTGCTACATTAAGAGAGAATGTTGTATCACTCGCAAGAAATATTGGTTACGTTCCTAGATCGAAAAGATCTGCAAAGGCAGAAATTTCATTTACAGTCGATTTGACTGGTGCTCTTGACGCTAGAACCTTAACTATTAAAGCAGGTCAAGTTTGTTTGGGTGCAGTAACGAATGGAACGTTCATTTTCTCCATTCCAGAAGATGTAACCGCACCTGTTGACGTAGATGGTTTTGTTAATTTTGAGAATTTAGTTGTCTTTGAGGGTGTTTACCTAAAGTCCACCTTCACGATGGACTACTCTCAACCAAATCAGAGATTTATTCTACCTAATGTTAATATTGACACAACTACAATTCGTGTTAATGTTAGAGATCAAGTTTCTGAAGAGTATTTTGCATACCAGAATATTCTGAATGTAGACGATAATACAAGAATTTTCCTAGTCCAAGAAGTTACGGACGAAAAACACGAAATTGTGTTTGGTGATGGTGTTGCAGGTAAGAGACCACCGAACGGATCTACGATCGAAGTAAGTTATATTGTTACGAATGGTAAGATAGGTAATGGTGCAAGAAATTTCACCTTCTCAGGTGAGATGATTGATAACAATTTGAATAGTATTACTGGTGGCATTTCTCTTATTGTCACAGGTACTCCTTCTGAGAATGGTGATGATATTGAACAACTTGATTCTGTCAAGTACCTGGCGCCTCGTGTTTACGCCTCTCAGTATCGTGCCGTGACCGCCAACGACTATAAAGGTCTTGTTCCGTATCTTTTCCCCAACGTCGAATCTGTGAGTGCCTACGGGGGTGAGGAACTCGATCCACCAGAATACGGAAAAGTTCTACTTGCGATCAAACCAAAGAATGGTAAGTTCTTATCTCAGGTAACTAAATTAAACATTCTCAGATCACTTAAACAATATTCTATTGCTGGTATTAGACCAGAAATCATTGACCTCTCTTATCTCTATGTTGAGGTTGATACGAGTGTTTACTATAACGTCAATAAGTCTAATAAACCACAAGATGTTCGTACAAAAGTACTAAACTCTCTGAATGTTTATTCTCAATCTGCAGACGTTAATCAATTTGGTGGTAGATTTAAGTATAGTAAGGTAACAACACTGATTGATGAAGCTGACAAAGCTATTACATCAAATATCACCAGAGTTTTGATGAGAAGAGATCTGCAACCAGAGTTTAACAATCTTGCAACATACGAGTTGTGTTTCGGAAACAAGATTCATAGTAAGAAAAACGGATATAGTATTAAATCTAGTGGTTTCAGAGTTTCTGGAGTGTCTGAAACTTTGTATATGGCAGATGCACCTCAAGAAGATGCAGAAGGAGTTGTGAGTTCTACATCTGGAACCATCTTCTTCTTCAAACTTGAAAGTAATGTACCTGTAATTGTAACCCCAAGAGCAGGTACAGTTGATTATGTAAAAGGTGAAATTATTCTTGATGCAGTAAACATTATTTCTAGTGATGTGACTGATGGAATTCAAGTTCAAGCAATTCCAGACTCAAATGATGTTATTGCACTGAAGGACTTGTACCTCCAAATTGACGTTTCAAGTTCTGTGGTAAATATGATAGAGGATGTTGTAACCTCGGGTGAAAATACCTCCGCTACACAATACGTCTCAACTTCTAGTTACCTAAACGGCAAGTATACAAGATAAAATGTCAGAAATTAAAAGAGTTAAAATCGATTCCATCCTAGAGAATCAGATTCCAGACTTTATGTCTGAAGAGTCTCCTCTTTTTGTTGAGTTTTTACGTCAATATTACAGGTCACTAGAGAGTAAATCTGGTGCAATTGATATTGCTGTAAATTTGAATCAGTATAAGGGCATCCAGTCCTTTAACAATGAATCACTTGTTAAGAATACTACTCTGACAGATGAAGTTTTAACTTATGATGATGAAATTTTGGTCACATCTACGACTGGATGGCCAGATTCTTATGGTCTCTTGAAGATCGACGATGAAATCATCACTTATCTTGGAAAAACTGCTACAAGTTTTACTGGATGTATTAGAGGATTCAGTGGCATTGATGAAATTGAAGCCGTAGACAATAGAACCTTCCTAAGCTTCACAGAGACTGAAGCTGATGAACATGCGAATGGTTCGACTGTCCAAAATTTAAGTAATCTGTTCCTATTATCATTCTTTGAAAAGTTTAAGTTTGAATTTTTCCCTGGATTTGAAAATAGGGACTTTTTTGAGAACATTTCTATTGATAATGTTCTTTCTAGTGCAAGAGATTTCTATAATGCAAAGGGTACTGATAGTTCATACAAATTACTCTTCAAAATTTTGTATGGAACTGAGGTAGAAGTTAGAAAACCACAAGATTTTACTCTTTCTCCATCTGCTAACGAATATTTTAAGACTGAAAACGTATTAGTAGAACTTATCACTCCAAATCCTGATATTTTGAGTATCAGAGGAGGATTCCTGTTCCAAGATCTTCCAGATGTTGGTGAAGTTGGTGCATCTATTTTCAATATTGAGTATAGACCCGTAAATCGCAAGGATTTCTTTGAAATTTCACTGGACCAAGATTCTTTCACTGGTAGTTTTCAGGTATCTGGTCAAACCAAATTAGTAGAAGACGTATCAGCAAGTGCTAATACTCTATTTGTAGATTCTACTATTGGATTTGCTCCTAGTGGAAAAATTTCGATCAAACCACCCAACTCAAACTTCATCACTTTAGAATATACTTCTAAGTCTACTACAACTCTTAATGGTGTTACTGGTTTAACCACATCTCTTGAAAGAGGACTAGAGATTCTTGAAGAAAAGTTTGCATATAGTTTTGTTGGTACAGGAAATACCAGTAGAGTTGACTTTAGAATTGTAAACGTAATCAAAGATGTTGATTTTTCAAAAACCAGTGCTCTAGCAGTTGGTGATAAAGTTCAACTTTCTGGATTTGGTGAAAACCTATTTGATAAACCACAATTTAATTGTTGGATCTCTAATGTCCCAACTGTACATACTGTCGATACTGTTAACAGACAGGGTGTAAATGTTTATCGTCTCATCACATTTGATGAAGTAATTTATTATAAGAGAGAAGCGGTTGTTCTTACTAATGATATTGGTCAAGTATCTGGAGCTACAGTTCTTGATGTTGAATTTGAAGTTGGCGACCTAATTAGAAAGTATACTAATAGTGTTCTTATTCAAATCGATGACGCTACATTCGATTTCAATAGAACTATTAAGTTAGAAAAGAAATTATTCAAGTTTAAACAATTACTTAATTACTTTAATAATAACGAAGAATTTCCTGCAGGTATTCAAAACACATATATTGATTCCAATAGAGAAAACTTCTATGTAACTTCAACTGGTGTACCAAATAAGACTATTTTCTCAACTGATGACAAGAGAACTGTCACAACTTCTGGCACCACTGGAATTACATCTATTTTCGATTCTCCCCAACATGAATACGTCAGTGGAGATCTAATTTCTTATGATCCTGTAGACTCATTAGTTTCTGGTATTGCCACTGGTAAGTATAGAGTATTCAAAGTCAACGAAAATAGCATTAAACTTGCATTTAGTAATTCTGATGTCTTTAACCAAAAGTTCATCTTTGTAAATCGTGGAATTACTGGTGATAAAGTCGTAAAAGCAGACTTCTTTGGTAAAAAAATTGAAAACCAGAAGTTAGTAAAAACTTTCCCATACTCAAAGATACAGAAAAAGTCCGAAGATATCAATGATAAAACTACCGACAGCAAACCTGTTGGTCTCTTAGTTAATGGTACGGAAATTTTATCTCCAACTCTATTTGACGAGAACTATTATTATGGAAGGATTGAAGAGATTATTGTAACCAATAGTGGTTCAGAGTATGATGTTTTAGACCCACCACCAGTAGAAGTCAAAGATGAATTTGGTAGTGGATGTAAAGCACATGCAAACCTTTCTGGTGGTCTCACAAGAGTTAAGATCATTTCTCCTGGTGTAGGTTATCAGTCTAAACCTAAGATTAAAATTTCTGGTGGTAATGGTAGTGGTGCTGTACTTGAGTCTAACCTTGTTAGTTCTAGAATTTCTGTTGGTTTCAAGGGTGATACTGGTGTATCTGTTGCTGACAACACCCTGACTACTATTGACGATGTTTTATTTGTAAATGGTGAAGAAGTAATTTATAGTACCAATAACAACACCGATGTTCTCGGAATCGTTAATGGATCTTCTTATTTTGTTGGGATTGTAACTGACAAAAAAGTAAAACTATACAATAACAAACAAGATGCAGTTGCTGGTAATAATGAAATCCAGATTACAGGTATCTCTTCTGGTTTCCATGCACTAGAGAGTTTGAAGAATAAAAATACCATTACTGAGATCTATGTAAATGATCCTGGTGATGGATATTCTAATAGAGCGATTAAAGTTCCTTCTGTTGTTTCTTCCGACAACAGAACTCTTGGTGTAAATACTTTTGACTCGTACATTTATGCAACAAATCATGGATTCCAAAATTCAGAATTTGTTGTTTATGAATATACCGACACTGAAATTTCTGGATTAGATACTAGTAAGTATTATCAAGTCACTAAGATTGATGATAACAAGTTCCGTCTATCTGATGCTGGAACTGCAAGCAGTACAACAGATTACAACTATATCAATAGAAAGTATGTCAAGTTTGAAAGTCTTGGCGTAGGAACTCACACTATTAAGTATCCACCAATTACAATTTCTATTGAATCTACCTCCGAACTCGAAAGTATCCCTGTAATCACTCCTGTGGTTAAACCAATTGTATTGGGACAGATTGATGATGTCTTTGTAGAAGATGGTGGTGTTGGATATGGTGTTACTGACATCATTAACTTCCACAGAAGACCAAATGTAGGTGTAGGTTCCATTCTTTCTAATGCGGTTCTCAAGCCCATTATTATTAATGGAAGTATTACTGACGTAAAAATCATTAACAGAGGAAAAGGATATAGAGTTGACTCCGATATTATTGTTCAGGGCGATGGTGATTTTGCTCAGTTGGATCCTGTTGTGGATTCTGAGGGTAAACTCCAGTCAATTAATATCGTTAATGGTGGTATTGGTTATGGAAGTAGTAATACATTCTTATCGATTCAAAATAGAGGCATTAATGCCAAGTTTATTGCTAATGTCAAGAGGTGGAAAGTCAATCAAGTTATTAAGAAAAAGAACACAATTAGTCCAGATGATGATGGTGTACTCTATCCATCCTTCAATCCAAACTTTGGGCTCCAGTTCTTCACTTTCTATCCTTCTA